GATGCACATCATGTCTCTCGCTGCTTCATGTATGGTTCTGACATTGTTACCATGCCAACCAAAGTGTTCAATGCAATGTATGACAGTGTGTTGACTCGTGAGGGACTTGCTATCTTCCAACGTGATTATGAAGCATCCCTTGAGGCATTGAATAATGTATGAAGAACTAAATTGTTTTGAAGAAGCACTCAAGCACTTCGGCACTCGTGTTGAGGTTATCTGTGCTATGGAACTTGGTGGTAGAATTAACGCTGAGGATGCCTATCAGATGATCAAAGATGAGATGAAGGAAGTGAAGGCGTGCCGTAAAAAGTTTAACAAGAACAATGACTGCTAAAATCTATGAGTCACCCGATGGTGGCAAGACAGTATATGTTCGTGAGATGGGTAGTGATGAACCACGTCGTCAGATCTACCCTGATCTCATGAATGAAGTACAGGCAACATCACCATATAATGATGGGTGGACACAGCAATTCTACAGGGAGCAGTGGCCACCTTTTGTACCTGATGGGTTAAAAGATAAATATGAGAACTATCAAGCAGTTCTTGCGGATGGTTGGGAGTTCACTGATGATGGATTCTGGATTAAATGTACTTGATAAATAAGTAAATAAAGGTAGTATGTTTGTAAAATGGCAGCAATATTAACCGCCACTGGGATTGAATTTGGTGATGGGACATCGTTGACATCCAAATATTCTGTGTTAGCGCAAAATTCAGTTGCGGTATTTTATCAGGCATCCGCACCAACTGGGTGGACTCAGGTAACTAATCACAATGATAAGGCACTTCGCTTAGTAAATGGAACTGGCGGGGGTTTTGGATATGGTGGAGTTGCTGGAGCAGGTGGCAATACTTTTACTCAAACATTCCCATCTAGCACTGCATCTTTGAGTGTGAATTATAATTCAACTGTACCTGTATCAGGAACTGTTGGTGGACACTCTCTGTCAGTGTCTGAGATTCCAAACCACACACATAGTTCTGGTGTTGGTGGTGGATCTGTTGCTGCTAGTGGTGGTAGTACATATAGAGTTCCTGGTAACAACCAATCTGGTGGTGTAAATTCTAGTAGTATTGGTCAATCGCATAACCACCCTTGGAGTGGATCTATCAACTTTAATGTTAATGGATCTGGTTCACTTGATCTTAGACTTCAGTATATCGATGTAATTATCTGCAGTTTTAGTTGATATGGCACGATTAACCGCTAGCGGAATTCAGTTTGATCTCCTAAATCCATCTGATGCTATAACTAGTTTTTACTGGATATATCCCGCAGGAACCAAAAAACTATTTTATCAGTCAACAGCACCTACTGGTTGGACTCAAGATACTACTCATGGTAATAAATCACTTCGTGTGGTAAATGGAACAGGAGGTGGTAGTGGTAATAGTAGATCTTGGACACAAGTACTAAGTGCAAATAACACCATGAGTGTCGCTATTTCTGGAACATTTCCTATTACGGCATCAGTTGGTGGTCATACATTATCATTATCACAATTAGCGAATCATACTCACGCATTGTTAGTTGGACCAGCATCTGGTTCAGTTGCTACTCCGTTCAGTAATTCTGGAACTACGTTTGCTCAAAATGGTAGCAATCAAACTGGTGGTGCTGGCGGCGGTGGAGCACATAATCACCCCTTCTCTGGTAGTGTAACAGTAAACGAAACTGCAAATCTGGGTGTATCTATTGCAGTTCAATATGTTGATGTTATCATCTGCACTTTAAACTAAATATGGTATAATTATCTTATTCTGGAGTTATTATGGCAAAGATTGAAGTTGGTAAATTTTGTCCTTTAATCGGTAAAGACTGTATTGGTCTTGAGTGTTCTTGGTATACTCAGATTCGTGGGATGAATCCACAGACAGGAGAACCCGTAGATGAATGGGGTTGTGCTGTTACTTGGATGCCAATGCTATTAATTGAGAATTCAAATCAGCAAAGGTCTACTAGTGCTGGAGTGGAATCTTTTAGGAATGAGATGGTTAAAGCAAATGAGTCGAACATTAATGTTCTATCATCTGCTGCACAGATGCTGCATCAAGCAAGAAACACAAATGTAATTCCAGCACGAGTAGAAGAGGTTGACGGATGAAAGTAACTCAATTCACTTTAATTGAAGCAGATAGATATATTTCTGTAAATAATCAGGGTATTTGGTTCACTCCAGAAGACTGGCCATTTGCTGATATTGAGCATCTTTGGGCGATTCAGTGGAAGGATGATGGAACTCCTGAAGGAAAAGGAGAGATAGAATATGATTCTGGTGATAGGCAAAATGACATTGCCACTAGGGATCATATTGAAAAATATGTTGATCATTGGCAGCAAGAGTTTGAGGCTCAGGAAGAAGCAAGAATTGCTCTTGAGAAGCAACAAGAAAAAGATGCATTCTCTTGGGCGGAAGCAATGAGAGAGTTGGAAACTCAAATGGAGGAGATGCAAAAGCGTCACCAAGAGACTCTTGATGCTGTTAATTGGGAAGATCAACAAGTACAAAAGAGACTGCAGGATCAGATGGATGAGATGCAGCAAAGACATGAAGAGAACCTTGCTGAATTAGAGCGTGATCGTGAGATTACAATGGCAGAGGTTGATGAGATGCGTATGCTCAATGATATGAATCTCAGTCAAGTTGAAGCTGATTACCAAAAGGATTTGGCAGACATGGCGGAAGACCATGAAATGCAAATGGAGAATGTTCAAAGAACTATTGAAGAGACACATGAACAATTCTTCTACGCTCAAGATTCTGTAGAGAATTCTTTGTCTGATATTAAAAAGGATGGGACGTTTGATCAAACAGAATTTGAAAATGTGACAGTATTTGATTCAAATATTGACCCTAGTTTGTTTGATGATGCAATTGATAATCCTGTGATTGAAGAGATTCCTGTTGATAGTTTGCTGTCTGAGGATGACATCTCAAATGCAATCAAAGTATCTGAAGAAGATGAAGAAGAATTGGAAGATAATATCACAAAATCACAACTTGATATAGATCTCTCTATCTTAGATAATGAGTTTAATTTAGAGATGATGTTTGATGATGATGCTGATGAACAAGTTGTTAGTGAGATTGAGAAGTTAATCGAAGAGGATGTAGATCCAAACGTACCTGACGCCGAAGTTCCAGACGCATGAATGAGCAATTGATAAAGAACAACTACTTAGTTGTTCCTAACTTTATATCATCACAAAGGTCAAAAGAATTAGCACAAAATTATAAAGAATATGTGGATACTCATGAACTTGAGGAAGATCCACAAGTTCCTGGATGCTTCTCATCTAAAATGGATTATATTCCATTTTTAGAATTATTAGTTGAGAAGTCAATGACTGTTACACAGTTGGTAGGAGAGACAGTTCTACCAACTTATTCTTATGCTAGGATTTATGGGCATGGTGCTGAACTAAAGGATCATACTGACAAACCAGAATGTGAGATATCATTAACAGTCAATCTTGACTGTGATGAAGTGTGGGATATTCACATAGCAAAACCATCTGGGGAGATGGAGAGTGTCTCATTGCAACCTGGCGATGCTATGATATACCTTGGATGTAGTGCCATACATGGTAGAGATCCTTTTGTGGGTAATTACTGCACTCAAGTATTCTTGCATTATGTTAGAAGTAATGGAGTTCATTTTGCGAGTTACTTTAATAAAGACCATCGTTACAAACATGATCCAGTGAAGGTAAAGACAAAACCAAAGGTACTTACAGTATCACATAATCGTTTGGCAGAGTATATTAAAGTCTATGATGATGTGCTCACACCTGCAGACTGTGAGACAATTATGCAAGAGTATAAGGATAGTAACCTTTGGAAACCTGCTGCTGTCAGTGCTGGTAATGTTGAAGATCGAACTATCAGGAACTGTGACACCATTGGTGTATCAATGCCAGATGTACTGACAACTGAGACAAGACGTACTATCGATAAGATCTTTTTTAGAGCGTGTTGTGATGTCGCAAAGAGATATATGGTTGACTTCCCGCACTGCACTGTTAAAGAAGACACTGGATATGATTTGCTCAGATATAAAACAGGAGGATTTTATTCGGAGCATTGTGATAGTTTTAAGGAGATGATGAGATCGGTCTCAATAGTTTTTGCACTGAATGATGATTATAAGGGAGGTAATTTAGCATTCTTTGATCGTGAGGTTGAGATTGCATTACCATCAGGAAGTGCAATCGCCTTCCCATCAAACTTCATGTACCCACATCAGGTTCTTCCTGTATTGGATGGAACCAGATATTCCATGGTGACATGGCTCAAATAATATACTATAATAGTAAAAACGGAGATTAATTAATGGCACTGTCCGACTCAGTTAAAGAATCACTTGATGATGCAAGTGCATCACTTCGCAACGCTCTTGCATTTGCTGCTCGTGGTGAAAAACCACATGTATGCAAAGGAATTGCTGAGATGATTGCTAACATTGAAAACCTTACCACGATTGAAGACATCTTCGATAAGTTGGATAGTCGCAAAGATGGTGACTCTGGCAAGTGGGGTCCATTGACTGACTTGGGTGAATGATTCTTTACAAACACTAACACAAATATAAAGCGATCCCAAAGGAATCCTAAACCCTGCATAGATACTGTTAGAATATGAACATACACAAGCGAGGTGCTCATGCCAGTTAATCTACATCAGAAGTTCAATCACTATCTTCACACTCCTAAAAAATTGGATCTGCAAGACATTGATGAGCGTGTCATTGGTTATGGTTGGACTGATGATGGCAAGGATCTAACTGGTTACTATGTTCAAACAGAGACTCATCGTATGTACTTTGATTTGAAGGAGAACTTCAAATACAAAGAAGTATGGCAAGAGACTGCATAGATACTATATTACAATAGCGATCTATGGATAAGAACGAATTGCTTTGCAAAGTTGGATTGCTGTGCATTAAGTTAACTTCTGACTATAGAAGAGAGACTCTCTGGAGACTCAGCAGAATTGTTGACTCCAGAGATAATGCTTTAAAGCAAAAGGAATTAGAGTCTAACTTTGATATAGGTTCTTTTATTGTTGATTGTGACAATAGAAAGTATTTTAAAATTGTGCAGATTCTTGATGAGGATGAGTACAAAACTCACGCATTTGTAGGGTTTGCCGATGGGGTGGTATATAAACCTAGAAATGACCACTCAGCGAATAGAAAACTTGGTTGGGATCTTGATGAATGCATAAGAGTATGTGATTGGCAAGGATTCTACCTTAACAAAGATCCAGAATCAAAAAAGGTGAATGATGGGAATGTTAGACACAGGAATGTATGATACAGTCCTAAATCATTATGATTTTGGTGCTGGTTGGTATAAGAGAACTCTGCATACAAGGTCTATCAATGAGACCCCATTGATGAGAGTGTTCTTTTTAGATCCTGCAGCGCGACTGTGGTTAATAGAATGTGATGGAACTCATGATTTTTATGAAGATCATGATAATCCAAATAATCAATTTAAGTGGATAAAGAATGGTAAGCACGGTACGTGTAAACCATTTTTATATTCTGGTAGGATGAGAGTAATGCCAGAGAAGTGGGATGCTTACTATGCACCATATCCAGAATGTAATCTTTTGTTTCGTGACGGCATTCTAGAAGTGGTCACTCATATAAAGAAGTATGTGTAAATGTTAAATTGTATGTAAATTACACAAATGTTAGTGAATTAACACAAAGTGTACTACATAATACAGAATAACGATGGGAGGTCGTCATGTAAGATCGGTTTTTAAATTATGAGTTGACCATAGTGAGGAACTGACCATGCACAACTTAATGTCTTACAATCAACTAGCAGGATGGAAGCAATTTGAAGAAACCGTTGAACGTGCAAATGCAATGGAGGATGCAATCAATGATTACTACGAATGTTTGATCGAGTGTGATGAAGATCAACCGACTTGCAAGAGGATCTGTAAGCAGATTCTGGCTGATAAGACTCTAGACTC